ATGTATGCCATACTTACTCCTTGGTATATTTGTCTTTTACTGCTTTTATAGCTTTTGCAAAATTACCATTTGTAGTAACTGTACCTGCTACAATATCTTTATATAACAAATCAAATTGTTCCGCTAGTTGTGGGTATTCTGCTCTACGTTTAGATTTGTAGCTGTCATTTTCTAAATCCCATGCGTCTTGTAATGCTTTCAATCCATTAGTGCAATCTGATTCAGAGGGTTTTGCTCCACCATCAAGAACCACTAGGTTTGCATATATTTTATTTTTAGAATCAGACCAACCAAACCATTGACCTGTTCTTACTGTTATTAAATAATCCTCTATGTGATTTGGTTTACCATTTATATCCATTTTAAGTATCTCCTAATCTAATAAATGTCATAAATGTTTTATTAAGATTTGTATTACCATGTGTTGTTGTACTACTTGCAAAAGCATCAACTGAAAATCTTACTTTTACATTTGAAGTATTATCAACATCAACTAAAGTTTTAGTGTTTCCACTAGAATAAAAATTTTGTGCTTCACCCGCATTTGTTCCCCATGCTTCTCCTTCTGCTCTTCTGTTAAAACCACTCCCATCTCCGTTATCAATATCTATACCAACAGTATGATACCAGTTGCCAGTATTGTTATTAGAATACACTTGAAATTCAACAAAATAAATTCCAGTAAGAGGAAAAGTAAAAACACCTGAACTTTCACTCATAGCTGTTCCTATAGTTCCTTGACCACCTGAATCTATTCTCTCTAAATTGGAAGCGATAGGATTTGCATCACCAGTAAAATTTGTTGTTAATCTCCATTGGTCTGCAACAGTAATACCCGGAGTTCCTGTAACTGTACCTGTAAAGGCAAAATTATCACTTAAATCTATACCTGTTGATGCTACTGTTGTCTTACTCATCTATCCTCCTATGGTTTAGTAGGCCAAGTTGCGTTCTCGCACTTCTCTACTGTATCTTTTCCTGCAGGTAAGTCTCTTAAATCTTGACGATACTTTTTCATATCATCACTAAGAGTATTATCTGATAAAGCTAGATAATCTGTCTCTGCTAATAATCTGTTTCTTTTACTTCTTAATTCAGCCAAGGCTCTAGCAGGAGCTGCATCAGCCCATGCTTTTTCTTCAGCATCACGAGCAGTTTCTTCTTCTGCTGTGAACTGAACTTTAGTTCCATTTATATTATGATATCTTGGCATTGTTTCCTCCTTAATTTATTCCGTACATTTCTATTGTACCTGAGTCTATGTTTCCACTTTCCATTTGAAATCTAATTCCTGTAATAGCTGTCGTAGTATTAAAATAACCTGAACAAAGTGCTCTTTGTGAAGCATCACCATTTTGCATATAATTTGTGTCAGAAATAAAATGTTTTACAAAAGTAGTAGAACTAGGGTCAAATAAAAATAATTCTCCACTTAATGAAGAATCACTATCTGCTTTAATATCGTGGCTTAAAGCTTGAAATGAAGTTCCGTTTGCTTGGTCACGACCACTCGCATAACTTAAAGCGGGGCTACTACCTGCTTCATCATGAAATGCAGCAAATGTAGTGGTAGTCATAGAAATATTATAATTAGTTCCATCAGTAGTTCCTTGAAAATCAAATTCATAATTAGCTGTTTGTGGGTGAATATCTATAAATCTAAACTTATAAATATTATATGTGCTATCTATGTTACTAGTAAAACTTAATGTACTACTACTAGATGCTGTCAGCGTAGCTAATTTTTTTTCTGCATACTCTAATCCTGCCACAGAGTTAGTTCCTGTAAAAGCATAATTAGCAGTTAGGTCCATTGATGCAGGTTGTATTTTACTTAATGCCATATAATGCTATCCTCCCTGCATCCATTGTTCCTGAAGATTGTTTAAACTGTATCGCATTAATCGCTGATGTTGTATTAAAATAACCTGCAACACGAATTACATTATTATTATCATTGCCCGTATAGTCACTAGCTGTTGAAAAAAAATGTGTAACAAAAGTTGTATCACTTGGATTAAACAACCATAACTCACCACTAGAACACTCATCATTACCATTGCCTACATATCTATGAATTGTTTGAAATGATGTTCCGTTTGCTTGGTCATGATTACCATCATAACTTACCGCAGCAGAACTACCTCCTTCATCATGATATGCTTGAGAGAAAGTAGTGGTCATTGATGTATTGTAATTAGAACCTCCATCTGTACTACCTTGAAATTGTAAGTCTGATTGGTCAGCAGATGGATGCATATTATTAAATCTAAATAAGTATGTTTTATAAGTATTATCTAAATCAACACTACTAGCACCATCAACAAAACTTAATGTGCTACTAGAACTTGCATCTAAATTCTTAATTAAAAATAATTTTTGTGTAGATGTCGCTCCCGTTGTTGTACCTGTAAAAGCATAGTTATCTGTTAGGTCAAAAGAGTTTGCTGCTAATTTACTAAGTGCCACTATACTACTCCAAATAATTGAAAAGTTCCTGAATCTATGTTTCCATCATCAAACTTAAACTGTATTTCATCTATGGCAGATGTCGTGTTTATATACCCTGCCACATAGTTGTCATTCACACTATTATTGTCCTGATAAGTAACATTATGAGTTATGAAATGTTTTACAAAAGTTGTAGAACTAGGATTATAAAGTTTTAAAAACCCACTAACACATTCGTCATTTTCAGCTCCTACACTTCCTGAAGAAAGTCTTTGAAAAGAAGTTCCTTGTGCTTGGTCACCACTTCCATAGTAAGACAATCCTGACTCACTATCTGCCTCGTCATGATAAGCATAAAAAAATGTAGAAGTTATGGTTTCATTAAACCCACTACCTCCTGATGCATTAAATTGAAAAGTAAACTTTGGAGTGCTTGTAGAAGAGGGATGGATATTATTATATAGAACCATGTATTCTTTATATGTGCTATCTATTCCAGATGTAAAACTTATAGTCGAATCGCTTGATGCAGTAGTTTCAGTGATTAATACTAAAGGTGTTTCATCAGCTAATCCCGATACTGTGCCTGTAAAGCCAAATGTACCTGCAAGATTTAAGCTATTGGCTTTTATCTTGGATAGTGATGTTGCATTGCCTACATATGCCATGCTGTATCTTTATGAATCGTCTCTAGCTTTACGATTTTTATAATCACTTCTTGCTGTAACCAAAGCAATAAAATCTGATTTGTTACTTGGAATAGGGTCTGTAAAAGATGAATCATCCATAAGTTTTTGTGTCCATTCTCTTTGAAATCTTTTCCAACAGTTATTAATTTTACCATCTACTGCCCCTTGAATCCAAGCGTCTATCCCTGCATTGTCTGTATCGTTGTATAAATCATTTGATAACATTTTTTGGTCATCATCATTTATAGTTATTGTTTTTGTATGATTAGCCATTTAAACCTCCTTTAAAGTTAATTGTTTCATTTTGACTATCCTATTAGCATCCCACAAGCGGTTGAATCGCCATGTACATCTGTTTGTGCTGCTCCACCTGCAATATAAATTATAAAAGTTGCTGTATCACTTGCATCCATGTCACATATCTGAGAACCAGTAACTCCAAAATTTCCATCAGAGTTCATAAATACACTTGGTTTATATGTTACAGCGTAAGTTTTATTACTTGTTATAATTTTTACATCAAGAGCAGTATGGTCAGCATCAAGTGAAGTTAAATAAAAATGATACCCTAAATAATACCTGCCTGTTACAGGTGCAGTAAAAGTATTAGATGCTAAATCTCCATTTGTGTCAACTCTTTCACTTAAAGATATTGTTTGTGACGTTGTTAGTGGAATATTAGTATAACTAGCATTTGCTTGAAAAAAAGATTGTAAAGGTTTAGTTACATGACCATTTTCATCTGTAACAATGTGTGATGTTGTGCCTAACGCACTGCCTTTTCCTATTACTAAGTCATCCGTTGAATCATCTAATCCAATATGATAATCTTGTGCGTTACCATCAAATACTATTTTAGTATCTTCTGCTCCTCCACTTCCTATTGTTAATGCAGGACCAACTGCTGTATTTTGAAATGGTATGTCAATCGTGCCTACAGCTTTAGCTTGATGTATTACATAAATATTATTTGTACCACTAGGAGGTGCGGCAGCAAATGTCATAGTAGTTCCATTTAAGGTGTATGCGGAGTTTGGGTCCTGTCTAACATTTTCTACAAAGACCTCTATGTCTAGTGTAGAACTTGGTGCAATGTCTAATGTAAATGCTGTTGTACTAGCATCACCACTAAACCTTTTACCTTGTAAAGACTGAAATTGGTTTTGTGTATCTATAGGTGTACCAATGTATGACATTCTAGGTTATCTCCATAATTGATAAAGCTATATCTGCAGCACCTGAAGCTGTTAACGAAAGTGTGTCGGTTGTTTCCATAACCACTTTGTTACCAGACAATAGTTCAAGTGTACCACCTACAGGTACGGGTGCATTAGTTACTAGTTCAACTGTTTGATTAGCTTCATCATTTGCAC